ATGTGCCCAGCACTACCGGTGGCGGCTCAATCCGTGAGCCACCACACCATATCCGCGAACGGCATCGACTGGATCTCGGCGGCGGAAAATCCGGTTTCCGCCGCCAGACGTTTCGCCGCCGACTTGATCACGCTGGGGTTAAAGCCCGTCGTAGTTGTCCATGCGAAAATAGCCGGCCTGCAAGCGGTTAAAATCCACCAGCTTCAGCCCCTCCAGATCCGCCACCGAAGCGCCGGACAACGCAGCAAACAACACCAGCTCGCGCTGCTCATCGTCGCCACCCACCTCACGGTTGGCCGCTCGCACGTCGCCCACAGTCGGCGAACGCAAGGCCAGCTTGTCGACGGTCACGCCATTGATTTCACTCGGACAGGACAGCGTCACCAGCACCTGATCGGTGGTTAGCGACAACCACGCCGGCATCGAGTCCGAATAATCGGTTTTCGGTACCAGGTGCGAATACGCCGTTTGCACGCGGCGATAATCCGTCAACTTGAGGCCTTCCAGATCCTTCAGTCCGACTTCGGCGAGACCGGCGAACAGCATCAGTTCGCGCTGTTCATCATCGCCGTTGGCAGCACGATCAGCCGCGCGCACTTCACGCATGGTCGGGTTACGCAGGTTCAACGTCTCGACGTCGACGCTATTGGCTTGGCTTGGACGGGTCAGCGTTACAACAGCGCCGAGCGCACTTAGCGACAGCCAGGCCGGCAGGTTTTTAGCGATTACTTGAGTCATCTGGATCTATTCCTTACAGGCCGAGCGCGTTGCGCACTTCGAGCAGTTGGTCTGTGCCGTCGATCACCTGAATGCCGGCGACCATGTCGATTTCGTACATCAGGCGCCCGTCAATTTCGAGCTTGTAGTACGTGACCGAAACGGCGTGCTTGATCTCGGCCGCATCACCGGCTTTCCAGTCACCGAGATCGACCTCTTTGAGGCGACCGCGCAGAGTGGCAACGACCGCTGTAACCGCGCCCTTTTGGCCCTTGAAGGCACCTCGGAACGTGGCGTTGAACGCCGTGCCGTCAGCAAGGCCGAAGTACTTCAGCGACTCGCGGCGCACGCCCTTGGTGACAAACGAGGCTTCCATTTTCTCAAGCCCCTGATCCATATCGATGGGGCCGGCCATGCCGCCGCCACGGTATTCGTCGGTCTTGGTGGTCACCTTGGGCAGCGTCATGCTCGGCACGTCGCCGGAGAAGTTCACACCGTCGACGAACAGGTTGGTGTTGTACAAAGTCTGAGGAATCATTTGCTACGCCCCCTTAGGCTGCTTCAAGCACTTCGGTCATCCACTGATCGGTGACTTCGAAAAGGAAATTCGGGTTCTCTGCCGGCGGCACGTCGGTGAAACGGATGCGCCAATACACCTTGCCCTGGGCGATCTGGCTGGCCGTGTTCAGTTCGGTGTCGGCGAACACTTCAAAGTTGATGATCGCGCCCTGGGCTTTCAGGTCGCGCATGAACGCATCCAGACCGTTGGTGACATCGGTCACGTAGGTCTTGGTGATCGAACGGTCGACCGCCCACTTGTGCCCCGCCTGCACCGCATCCATGAGGATGAACAGCGTGCGAACGCGGGTAACGAAGGCCCACTTCGGATCGCTCGACAGCGTGCGGTTGCCCCACAGGCGATAACCGTCATCGCGAATGATCGTGGTGATATTGGCGTTGTTGAGCAGGTTGGCCCGGCAGGTCTCGTCGCCGTCCAGGTACTCGACCGCGCGGCCGGTACCGGTGATTCCGGTCAATTCCTTGTTCGATGGCGAAGCCCAGAAGCCGTATTCAGCATCCGTCCAGGCAAACAGGCCTGCTGCCCAAGCCGAGCCGGGAGCGTCGACCGTCGAACTGGTGCCGGCGTCCCAATACTTGACGCCCGGGTCGACCATGAACAGGTTGCGGCTGCCGAAGTTCTCGGCGTAGGCAATAGCGGCCTCGTCGGTCGTACCCGGGCCGTCGATGATGCCGATGGCGCGCAGCTTCTGCGCCACGCTGTCGAGCGCCGTAGCCACCGCCTGAGTCGCGGTGTGGCCCGGTGCGATCAACAACCGCGGCTGAGCGTTGAACAGGCTTTTACCGTCGAGCAGCGCCTGCAGGCCGGTACGCTGACCCGAGACCAGTTCACCGCCAATGATCGCCGAGGTTTGCAGCGCCGCGTCTTCCAGCTTGGGTACGCCGATGGCGACGATCACCGCCTTGGCTTTGACGTAGATCGCCTTACACGCCTTGGTGATTGCCGAATCGGCGCCGAAGGCGGCAATGGCTTCGCGCTCGGTGGTGATCAACTTCAGTTCGCCGGCTTTCGCCGTGCCACCACCGAGAACGCCCGGGGTGAAGGTGGCACACAGACCGATGATCGACGAAGACGGCAGCGAGATGGTGCGCGCACCAGTGTCGACCGACGTGGTCGTGACGCCGTGGAAAAAACTCATAAGGGTCAGTCTCCAGAAACGAAAAAGCCCCGCATAAGCGAGGCTGTGAGGGTGTTCGTGTTACGCGTAACGGAAAAGAAAACGCCCCGTCAGTGCGGGGCGTCAGGCGATCAGCGCAGTCGCTAACCAGTCGGGCGCTACAGGTCGACCGGCACTCTCGGGGAACGCCGAGCCTTCAGGCCAATCGCGCAACCGCTTGCGGTAAACAAGCAACGACGCAAACTGTTCACCCAGCAGCGTCGTCACCTCGCCCATGTCCAACTCATCCCGATGCCGCGCCACCAGCCATTCATTGCTGGCCAGCTCGCCGTCCCGCCAGAAGCGCTCGGCGGCGGCCAGGACTTCTGTCGTGACGCCTTCAGGTGCCGCGAATTTTCCGCCGCTGTATGACCAGCCCATAGCGACATTCGCCGGGCAGGGCTTCCAGATCCACGAAGGATGGAAGCGCCCGGATGGATCAATGTCGGTCACTTCAATGACTCGATCATTTTCAATATGTGCCCACATTTCTCAGAACCTCACCGTCACACTGCCAGGAGCACCAGCTCCAGAAAAGCCGCCGCTATCCATCCGGCCGCCGCCGCCAGAACCGGGAGACTGGCCAGCACGAAGCAGGGATTGGCCGACGCCCGCGCCGTCTACCACCGACCCCGCGCCACCAGCGCCACCGCCACTGCCAGGGAAGCCGTACGCGGTAGAGCTTGCGCGCCCACCAGAGTGACCATCACCCAACCCGTAATTCAGGGTGCCACCAGAGCCAATACCGCTCTTGCCCCCGGCGCCACTTGAGCCGCCACCCTCTCCGCCGGTGGCCGACATGTAACCACCGAACGAAGATCCCGAACCGTTCATCCCGGGGCTTCCGCTTACGCTATAAGACACGCCGGCGCCACCCGCGCCAACCGTGATGGTAATGACGTCGCCCGGCACCAGCGCAACCAGTCCCTCGGCAACTCCACCGGCGCCACCACCCGGCCCGAACACCTGACTGTTCCGACCGCTACCACCTCCCCCCTTTACGACGACATACGCTTTCGTAACACCAGCAGGAACTGTCCACTGAAAGACGCCGGGCACAAGCCACGCAAGAAAGCCGCGAAACGGCAGATCCGCCACGGCGGCCCGAGACGGATCCGTGGGGTGAACGTGATCGGTGCGAGCAAGTCGCTTGCTCGCACCCGGCGCAGCCTGACCATCACCTTTCGGAAGGTCGTCAGAGGCCTGCGCCAAAACAAAGGCGGTTGTCGCAATTTGATTCGTCGCCGTGTCCTTCGCGGCTGTAGGTGCTTCCGGCACGTCTGTGAACTTGGGTGATTTCAACGGCGCGAAGCCGAAGGTCACATCTTGAAAAGCCAGGGCCGTGGTGCCCAGCACAATCGCGGCATCCGTAATGAGCTGCCAACGACTGTCCGCCTGCGTTGCGCCCTGTTCCACCGACACCAGCAACGCCGACGTCACCTCAGCGTTAGTGTCAGCATCTGCGGTGCGCGACCAGTTGCCAGCCGCCGCCGCGTAAAGGCCGTTATCCTTGGCCGTGTTCTGGTTTTTGACCAGCACCCGGTCACCCGCCACCAACGTCACGCCGTCCACCACCTGAAGTCCGGACAGCGCGATATTGGCTGTCGTCGCCACCCGCACCGACTGCTTGTTGTCGAGCTTGTACAGCTCTTCAAGAATCTTCGCGTCGACGTATTCGCGCGTCGCCAACACCACGGCCGGATCGATCTTGAGCGTGATATTGCCAGTACTGGTGACCAGGAAGTTCATGCGCACGATCTGCGTGCGGCCCGAACCTTGCGACAGCAAGGGCTTGAAGCTTGGCGCGCAGTTGGCCACCGCCACCAGATCGCCGCCGGCATCGTAGAGGCCGATTTCGCGGATCCACTTACCACCCTCATCCGCCGGAATGACCTGCTCAGCGATGATCACCGCCGAGTTGTTCGGGTCAATCTTCAATTGATTGAGCGGCTTGCGGCGCCACTCGTTGAGCAGCTTGGTTTGATCAGCCGTCGGCACCGGGTTTGGCGGGTCAGCCAGCCCATTCGGGTTAGCATCCCCCACGCCCATCTGCGTGATCAGCCAGGGAATGCCGAGCGCGTCGGCGTTCGCCTGCTTGGCCATCCCCACGTTCGTGAGGATCGCGAAAAACTGCGAGTTCGCATCAATCATAATAAACGTCCAGGGTGTCTATGGTGTGTTCGCACCCGACCACGCCAAAGCTGCCGGTGATCTCGATGTCACGCATGACGGGCGGGTAAACGTCGATTTCGTCGCCCTCATAGAGGGACACCGCGATGTTTAAATTGCCTTGGGTTTCCAGGCTGATCGCCAGCCCGGAGAGGTGCCGCGTGACGGGTTTGGCGTCGTCAATCAGGCGCTCAAGCTCCTGATACATTTCCTCGGTGATACCGGTGTCCAGCACGCCCACCTTCAGCGCGAAGGTGCCCGGCACACCCTCGGGCACGGTCTGGAACCACTCGACGATCTCGATCAGGTAGCCCAACGGTTCAACCACTCTGCGGAGCGCGCCGATGGTGCCTTTGTGCTTGTGGATGTAGTACGACGCCTTGATGGCCGCGCGCTTGGTCGCCTCAGACCATCGGTAGTCCCAGCGATCGACCGACCACGCCCACGCCAGATGCGGCAGCAGATGCACCGGGCAGGTGTCGGCGTTGTAGAGGTCGCGCAGTGGGACAATCGTCTTTTCGAAAAACGCGGCCTCCATGGCCCGTTCCAGTTGTGTGCTGTTGAGCGGCAGTAGACTTTTCATATCAGCCCGCCAGCCTCACGTTGTAGCGCGTACAGAACGCCGCCTGAGCCTTGGTCGGAGCCAAGTCCTGCCACCCGACCAACTCAACCCGGGCAACGCCGGCAACGTGCAACTGAGCGTCAACAGCGGAGCGGGCGACCTCGACGCCCAGCCGCTTGCGTGGATTGATCCAACCGGCCAATCGGCTTTTCGCTTCGGCCAAACTGGCATCCGCTTCTGGACCGGCGCTGGACATGTGCAAAATGGCGTCAATCTCGTAGCGGATCACCTGCGCGCTCTGCACGGTCACCCGATCACCGACCGGGCGAACGTCATCGTCATCTAGCGCAGCGGCCACCGTCGCCAGCAGCTCCGGCGGCGCTTCACCCTCACCATCAAACCCCAGAACCGTTACCGTAACGTAGCAAGGCTTCGGGCTTTCGGCCGTGGCGTCTGCCACCAGCCCAGAAGCGTTACGCGCATGCAGGATGTAGCTGTTACGTGGGCCGGCTGTGGTCAAACCCTCATAGGCCAACTGGATGCGTTCGCGAAACGGGTCGTCGTCTTCCATGACCTTGGGCACCGGCGGCACCGCCAGCAGATCCTCGGCCTGAATGACCAGGCGCTGCAGATTGACGTTGGCCCCCAAGTGATCGAGGTCGCCGCGAATGGCGTGCGCCAGCAATAGCGCCTTGCCGGCGTCATTGACCCGGGCGCGGTTGCCGACCTTGTTGTAAGCCCCGACCTCAAGCACTTTGACCACTGGATCGCTTTCCAGCGCCGCCGTCCAGTTACCGCCCATGTACCCGCGAAACACGCTCAACCCGTCCTGATAAACCTCTTCAAAGTCCAGAGGCTCCAGCACGGTCGGCGCCGGCAGCGACAACAAATCAACGGTACTCATGCAGCCACCTCCAACGTGACGCTGTCGCCCAGGTACGTCCCGACGATTTGCAAATTGATTTGCCCGCCAATGACGGAAATGACGCGCACCTGATCCAACTTCAAACGCGGCTCCCATCGCCCCAGAGCGCGGGCAATCTCAGCCTGTACGGCGCTTTTCCAGCCTTCGTTGATAGGTAAATCGACAAACCGCCGTAGCTTGCTGCCGTATTCCATACGGTGCCGGCGACTGCCCAGCGGCGTGCTCAAGATGTCGGCAATGGATTGCCGCAGGTGCTCGATGCCGGATATGGGTAGGCCGGTCTGGCGATCCATTCCGATCATCGATGTCACTCCTTTAACGGCTCGTATTCTTCGCTGGCTTTCAGGAACTTGACCGCTTCGATGTCGGAGGCCGGCACCACGACTGTCGCCTTGTCGACCGGATAGGAACGGTCAGTGCTGGGTACGATCAACAGTCGCGACGTGTAGAGCTTGTCTCGGAATTTCAAGAATTCGGGCGATGAGAACGTTGAGGATGCAATTGCCGGTTCCGAGGACGCTTGCACCTCGGTGACGGTCGTATCGATCTTGGCCATGTATTTCTCCAGGCATGAAAAAGCCCGCACTGGGCGGGCTGTCGTTAATGCATTAATGCGTGTGGTGATTACTGTTGCCAGTGGCGTCAATGATCGCGCCGGCGCTGGTGATGCCCTTGGTAACGTGTAGCGCGCCGTCGATCATTACCGCCGCTTTCAAATTGATGTTGCCGGTGGTCACGTTCACCGCGCTATCGGTCACGACCGCTTCCGTGCTGGCCACTTTGATGGTGACCGTGCCGCTGGGCAGGGTGATGCTGTAGCTCTTGGCCTGCCAGTCGTAGATCAGCGAGCCGCCATCATCAAAACGCCAGACCTCGACGTGGTCGCGGTTATCTGGCGGCGGTCCGGCATTGCCATACAAGCCCGGCACAAACGTGCCTTGTGACACGTCACCGCTGGGACTGATCAAACTGCCCTGCTCGCCCAAAGACGGTGCCCGCCAGTGCCTTGCCTTGCCCGCCGCGATGCTGTGCCACCGCACCCAGGCGCTGACCCATTCACTGCCATCCGAGACGCGACATACCGGCGGCGAAGCGGACAGATCCACCGCAACCACGTAGCAAGCCTTTACCGCCCCCGCGATCATGCGGTCATGTTGGGCGCTCGCGTAACTCACGGTAGATCCTCGGGCCTGAATTGCCCGTCACCCGGATCGACTTCAAACACCAACGACCCCGGCGGTTCGTCCGGCCACGGCCATTCCTCAAGGCCGAGATAAACCTGCTGAGTCCACTCCACCAGCCACACCGTGTATCCATCCAGGTGCGGCTGGGTCCAGTCCTGCAGCGATTGCACAAACTCGGCGGGTTCAACTGCCAACCCCCACGTTTGCGAACGCAGCAGCACCGCCAACTGCGTCGCCAATTGCACGGCCTGTTGATGATGGTGCGCCTTGATCGGGTCAACAATGATCCGAGCCTCGAACTTGCACACCAGCGAAGTTTCACCGGTGCCAATATCGGTACCCGGCTCGATCTCAGCCACCTCAAGGAACACCGCTGGCAGCAACACGCGATCCTTAATGTCTGGCCAGGCAGTGACGGCCTGCACGCCAGGCAAGTGGGTACGCAGATGCTGTTCAACCGCCCGATAAAGCTGATCGAGATTGAAAGGTTCGTCGTCAGACATTGCCGATCCTCTTGAGGTATTTCTGCAGCTCAAAGTTGAGCTCCTGCTTGAGGATCTCCAGCAGGCGCTCATCCGCTTTTTTCACCCAGCTTTCGAAGTGCGGTCGGGCTTGCTCCAGCGACACCTTGGCCTTGGCCAGCGGAAAACGACTGCCGTTTTCGGCGACCCAACCCGAACTCGGCCCGCGACCGGGGGACACCGTACTGTCCGGGTAGTCGTCCCCGTTGAAATGCTTGGAGGCTTTGCGAATCCAGATGTCGGGCTTGTTGCCGTAGACCTTCTTGAGAAAGGCACCTTCGTAACGCCGCCCCGCCACCGACACACCGCTCCCGGTCTGCCGCGCCCGGCCGATCCGGCTGGATTCGATGGCGTTCAACCCGAACCACAGTTTGCCGCTCGCGGCACCACCGGAAACCGGATAGCTGCGCAACCGCTGACGCACCGCTGCAACAGCAACGCGCTCTGATCGGCTGACAGCTCGGGCAATGTGCGTGCGCAACCAGCCCAACGTCTTGTTGATTGCACGTCGATGCGCCGCAGCGGCCGCTTTCGGCACCACCTTGGCAAAGTCCTGGAACGCCTGAAGATCTGCGGCCGAGGACTGGATAGAGATCATCCCGCCCCCGGCCGAGGGTTTGAAATAGCTGCCGACACTCATGGCCGCAACCTCAGAATCAGGGCGACCAGGCCGTCACCGCTGGGTTCAAGCTGAATCAGGTCGTAGTCACCGCCGCCATCCAAGGCAGGCAGGTCAACGCTGACCAGCATGCCCTGTTCCAGACCTTGCGAATCGCTGACGCGGATCTCGAAGCGAGGCTCGCGCAACCCGGTGTTGAGCTTGCCGAACTTGGGTTGCAGCCAGGGCGCGGCAAACATGCCGAACACTGGCTCTTCGCGACCTTCGATCCGCGCGCTGTCACCCAGTGTCTCGAAAACGATGTCGTCAACATCAGTCATCAGCTCGCGAATGCCCATGACTACATCTCCAGCAGGATCTGCGCTAGTGGCCGGGTGCACATGTGCAGCGGGTTGGACTGCGCTTCGCCGGCCATACCCTTGTTGAACGGCAACGGTTCGATCTTGCTGTAGTACGGCACGCCTTCGGTGTTGACCGTTTCCATGTAGTCGGCGGGGGCGAACACCGAGATGTACAGGTCCGGAACGCCTTCGGGAATCAGCAGTGCTTTGTCGTCGTGCACAAAAGTGATGCCGGCGATCTTGCCGCGGTAACGCTCCCAGGTGATGCCCCCGTAATCGAAGCTTTCACGTGCGTCACCGCGTAGCGATGCCGCCTGCTGGGTGTTCAGGTAAGTCGCCTTCACTTCTTTAAGCTTCAACATTGCGTTCCAGAAGTTCTTGCCACAGAACGCTCGCGAACCACTGCGGGTAACGCTTCCCAGAGCGTCTTCCTGCAAATCCAGGGCATCACCACACTTGATACGGAAGTCCTCGTCCGAGCCTCCAAAGCCCATCGACAAGGTCTTCCGTTTCACGCCAAAACGCTCATAAAGATCAAGCAACACGGTCTTGCCGTCAGCGTCATAGATCTTGCCGTTCAACGCACCAAGGCGCTGAAACTCGTGAGTGACGTCCAACTGACGGCGTGCCTTGGCCAGGCGCTTGTTTACCACGTCCTGCACCGACTGAAGCTCGGAGCGCGTACCGAAAGCCCGAATGCCCTGAATCTCGTCAGCCTTGATGGTGAAGCGTTCCGGCAGGTGCACGGTGTTGAACGGGATCAGGTTGCGCTTGCTGCCCGACACAACGAGGCCGGACGTTCCACGCTCGCCGGCCGGTACCAGGGTAAGGGTATCGCCGTCTTTTTCGATCTGCACCGTCAGGGTGGTGATGCCCTCTTCCTGAAACAGTCCGAGGCTACCGATGCGTCCAGGTACGTATTCCTGTTCGTTGATGGCGGCGGTCAACGAGGACACCGAAAACGCCTCGTCGTTGAAGATTTGAATGTCAGCCATGAAGCAGTCTCCAGAAAACAAAAAACCCGCACAGGGCGGGCTGAAAATACTAAGGTGACCGCCTTAGCGAACGATCACGTTATGCGCGGCCAGCGCTTTCTCGGCGGCCAGATCCAGACCGGTCAAATGCGCTTCGCTGACCTCGGCCAGACGAACCACGGCGCGACCGCGACGGACAATGTCGGACGTGCTCAGCGGGCCGAAGAGAATCGCTTGCGCGTTCTCGCTGCCGTCTTCGGCGGTCGGGTTGTACGGAGCGAATTCGCCGGTGCTGGTGACCAGGCCGAGGATCTGGCCAGGTTCCAGCGCGGGGCCGGCGGCGACGTTGATCGCTTCGCGGGAAATGGTGCCGGCACCCTCGGACAGGAGGAATTCGCCGGCGTGCATCGGTTCACGTTGAATGTTCATGCATTAGCTCCAGTAAGAGTGGATCGTTTGCCCGTTTGCGCCGCTTGGCGTGCGGACCAGATAGAGGGTTGGTCGATTTGCTTGGCCTGCACCTTCGGCGGCGGGTCATCGGCCAGCGGCAAACTGTTGTCGATTTCAAAACCCTTGCCGCTACCGACCAGCTTGTCAAAGAGCCGGGCACGAACTGCCGGTGCATCCAAGCCTGCCGATACGTACTCGGCACTGAACTCCGGTAAACGCGCAGCGACACACAAGTCGTTGATGGCTTTGGCCTGGGTCAGCGCCGCCTGCACCACCGCTTCGCTTTCCAGCCTGGTGACAGCGAGCAGCGGCTCAATCAGGTTGCTGATGCCCGCCGCCGTGCAACGCTGGCTGATCAGCACCGCCAGTTGCGCGGCATTGGACGCCGGCGCCGGTGGATCATCCGCAATCGGCGGTACCGGTTCCGGTGTTGGCTCAGGTTCCGGCTCCAGTTCTGTGGGTTCATCGAGTTGGGCCAGCAGCTCAGCTGGGGCATGCTGAAAACGCTGCAACACGGCGCCCTGTCCCAGGCACGCTTTGACCTTGACGCCATCGCCGACCTCGTCGGCCAGTCCCAGCGCCACCGCCTCATTCGCCGTCAGCCAGGTCTCGGCGGCAACCAAGCGCCGCAGCTCGGTTTCGTCGATGTCCGGCGCCTTGGCCTTGTACGCCGCGATGATGGCTTCCATGGTCTGGTCCAACACATCGGCGACCTTGCGAAAGCTCTCGGCGTCGCCGGCGGCGTAGGTCCACGGGTTGTGAATCATGAGCATGGCGTTGGACGCGATGACCACCCTGTGCGCACCACATACGGCAACGCTGGCCGCGCTGGCGGCCAACGCATCGACCCGACCAGTGCAGCGCTCGCCCAGTCGCGACAGCGCGTTGTGCATCGCCAGACCGTCGAACAGATCTCCGCCCACACTGTTGAAGGCGGCGACCACCGGCGACACGCCGTCGTCCATCGCCCGTAGATCCTGAACAAACTGATTGGCGGTGATGCCCCAAGTACCGATCTCGCCGTAGACGAAAACTTCGATGGTGCGTTGTTCGGATTCGCCATTGGCCTGCATGGCGTACCAGCTCTTGTCCGAGACTTGCACGCGCTCGCCGGCCTTGTTGTAAATGCGCGGACGCGCCTGTTTGCTCATGGTTGCTCCTTGTCTTCGAGCGGTTCGATGACATCAAGGGTGTTGTAGTTAAGACCCAGGCCAACGGCTCGGGCGAGGTCGGCGGCGTTTTCTGCATCGACTGTTTCGGCGTCGTAACCGGTACGTAGCACCATCTCGCTGCGCGAGGCGAACCCGGCTTTGACTTCCATCGTCCGCGCCTGCACGTCCTGTACTGGCTGGATGTAGGCCCATCCCTGCGGTACCCAGCGGGTGCGCAGATATTCGCGTCGACGCTGGGCGTAATCCTCCAGCACCAACGCACCAGACAGCACCGCCATGTCCATCCACGCTGCACGCACAGGACGACACAGCTGATGCACGTAAACGCTGAACTGCAGTTGCTCCAGACGCCGGCGAAACTCGTTGAGCACCACGCGCAATGCGCGGTCGTTGATCTCACGCATATCGCCGGTGAGGATCTCGTACGGCGTACCGGTACCGGCCGCAGCGGCCATCAATTGCTGTCGCATGAAGTCCGGGTAGTTGTTGCCGGCGTCGGGCGGTTTGGAGAATTCAACTTCCTCGCCTGGTCCAAGTTCCTGCATGGTGCCGGGTTCAAGCGCGACCATCGGCGTGAAGCCATCCCGATCCGTGACCAGGGGAGCACCCGTAACCGGGTCGCGCGGCATGGGACCCGATTCCGGTGGGGGGCGAGTGATGAAGCCGGCGAACAGGTTGGCCACTTCCTGGCGAAACAGCACCGCGTCGTCATAGTTGTCCAGGCTGCGCAAGCGCTTGAGCACCGGCGACAAGCGCGGCACGCCACGCAACTGGCCGGGTTCCAGCGGTTCGAAGATATGCAGCACCTGCGTGGCAGGCACGCGCACCAGTTGGTTGTAACCGGCGTTTAGCGATAAAGGATCACCCGGGTGCGAGCGATACATCCAATACGCCACGCGCTTGCCGATCGGGTTGAACTCGATGCCGGCGCGGATCACGTTTCCGTCGCGGGTGGTCTCAAACTTGTCGTGCGGCACGAACTCGGGTGCGAGCAACTGCAGTTGCAGCGGCACCGCATGACCATCATCCAAGCTGCGAGGTCGCAAACGAATGAAGCATTCGCCGGAGGTTTCCACAGTACGTGCAGCGAGCGCTTGCTGGCCGTAAAAATCGGTCAAGTCATCGGCGTCCGATTCATCGACCCAGTCCTCCCACAGTTCCTGCAGTTGTTTGCGCAGGGCATCGTCGTCCGTCTTCGGCCGTGGATTGATGCCGGTGCCGATCAAGTTGCTGACACGCTTGTCGATGACGTTGAAGGCATACGGGTCGTTGCGCACTGCGGCTCGAGAACGAGAACGCAGATTGCGTAGCGCCGGAGTGTTGATGGTGTTCAGGCCACTGTCGGGTGCATCCCAGCCGGCGGATCGTCGGCCTTCCCCGACGCCTTCGTAACTGGCCTTGATGTTCGACGGTAGCAAGAATCCGTTGCGGGTCAGCGTCGGATAACGGGCCATTACAGTCCCTTGCCTCCGTGATAAAGCCGAACTACACGTGACCGTGGGCCGGCGGCATTGAGCAGCGAGGTGCGAATTTCTTCACGGGCCTGCAGCAGCTCGTTGATGGTGCGGTACTCGACGGTCCGATCGCCGAAGCGCACGGTTTTTTCACCGCGCGCGATGGCCTTCTCGATCACGTCGAGGTGCTGTTGAGTAAAGGACATATCAGCGTCTCTTGAGATAACCGCTTGTAGAGCTGCGGCGTTGAGATGGTGAAGCTGCAGGTCGCGCGGGTGCGACAGGAGCAGGTGGTATAGGTGAGGTCATTTGCGCTTGTCTCACGGCCGCCGGAGGTGGCGATGGCTCGGCGGCTGGTGCTTGATCAACACGCTCGGCCTGCAGAGGCTTGGCCGGTGCATCATCAAACAACCCGGTTTGCGCCAGAGCCTGCCGCACCCGATCCCAGTCATGTTCCTGGTACCGGTTGATGCCCAGGTAGTGCGCCATGGCCAGGCAATACACCATCAGGTCAAGAGCCTCGTTGCGCTCGGCCTTGCCCTTCACCCACTCGATGCGTTTGTGGCCGCGGATGTAGCGAGCGACCTTGCGCTCGGCAACGCACTGGGCGAAGAACTCGTTCGGCAAGTCGTTGGCAAAATGCACAGAACCCGGTCCGTCCGGGAACGGGTAACGGTTGTAGATCCAATCCTTGGCCGTGTCGGTGCCCACGAACCACAGCTCGGCGCCGTGGCGTTCGGTCTGGCCTTTCCAGGTCACGTCAACCATCGACGGACGCTGCGCAATCACCGGGCGGCCAGGCTTGCTCGCACCCTTGATGGCGAATATGTTGCGCCAGCGACGCACGCGGCAGAACTGGTAAACCTCATCGGTGTGGTGCCCGCCGGAGTCGACACCAGTGGCCAGGATCGCCAGACCGACGCCACAAGGATGCCGGTAACGCGCCTTGAGTTTCTCGTCGAGCACCGCCCAGGTACGCTCATCTGCAGGGTCGCCCCAAATGATCTGGTGATCGACTACCCAACGCTCCATGCCGATACCGAAGCCCATCACCATCAGTTCTAGGCGGTTGGCCTGAACGTCGACGGCACCGGTCAACATCATCACGCCGGCCGGCATTGCGCCAAGGCTGTAAGTTTCCAGTCGCGCCCGAGCGATCAAAACTTCGGCTTTGGTCTGTTCGAGTGCACTGTCCCAAACCTTGGCCAGACGGGTGTTATAGAACACCTGCATGAGGCTGGTATCGCCTTGGGCCTGGGCCTTTTTCGCGTCTTCAAATTCTATGGCGAGCGATGTCCAGTCCATCCAGCCCATCGGCGAGTACAGGGCGCTGAGATGAAAGCCCACAGTCTTGCCGTCGCCGGTACCGTGCGCACGCCACTCACCGCGGGCGAGCATATCGCCCTTATGGTGTTCTTCGATTAGCACATCACAGTCCAGGCCGGACGCCGCACATTTGTAATGCACAACGCTAAAATCGGCTGAATACAGCAGGTTTTCCCACTCAAGCACCTGCATGTGCCCACAATGCGGGCATGGCACGTAGTAGTGGCGCTGATCGCTGGACTCGAACAGATCGGCGATCCGCGAGGCGCCCTTGATCGTCGGCGAGCTGGAAAAATAGATCTTGGCGTTACGACCGAAGTTGGTTGCACGCGTCTCGGCCAATCGGATGGGATCACCTTCCTGACCAACATCGTTTTCCCAGCGGTCCACCTCGTCGCCGTAGATGTAACGCGCCGACAACTCGGAAAGGTTAGCCGCAGAACCCGCGGTGGTGACATACAGCGAGCCACCCTCGAATTCCTTGGTGTCCATCGTGTTGCGCGCATCTCGCGAGCGACTGGTCGCCACGCGCTCGCGCAGGACCGGGGTGGCCTTGATAGTCTTGCTGATCCGCCCCGACACCCGTTTGGACAGACCAAGGCTGGGCAGCAAGGCAAGGATGTTCGACGGCGCCATGTGAATCAGTCCGCCCATCCAGTTGAGCGCAATCTGGGTTTTCATCAATTGCGAAGCCACCATGGTGACCACGCGCCTGCAAGGGTGAGCCGGCGACAGGCAACGCATCGGCTCACGGGCATAAGGTGTACGTGAGGTTCTGTACTGGCCAGGCTCTGGTGCGCCGGTGTCCCGCGGAATCCGCATGTACTCATCGGCCCATTCATCAATCCAGAGATCGGGGTCGGGACGCAGCCCACGGAAGTAGTTTTCACGGTACACCTTTGCACCGTCAGAAAATTCCGTGTGCATAGGTTCAGTTCACTGTTAAGGCATGATCAAGGTCCGCTGATGAGAGCCGCTCGGCTTCTTCCAGCGTTCGACGGATAGTCGCGGTGAGGTGTTTTTCGATCTGCCAGGGATCGGTCATGGCCGCCAAGTCGTAGGACAGCTGAGGCAGCGGACCAAACAACTGATCCCGTAGCAATCGACCGGCGTCGTAGGCACCGGTCTCGACTGCCTCCCTCGACACCAACGAACCTTGAGCCTTACCCAGTTCGATCTCGGCCAGTTTCGCCATGTTGTGCTCGCGCAGTGCGCGGGACTTCTGATAGTCAGGATGCTTGCCATCGACCTGGATCAGCTGCGGCGGCGCAGCCGTGGAAATCGGTTCGGTCAGCGGGGACAGTTGGCTGTAAACGTCACGCTGAATCCGGTCTTGTTGGTGACGGTCAGCGACAGCGGCCTTACTGGGGTCGCTGGTTTTATCGAGCAGCGCCTCAGTGGCCTCCAGTTCGATCTTGCCATCTGCGGTGAGCACCAGCCGATCCTGGTTGGCCAATTTTGAAACATAGGATTTGGCCCAACCGCGCCGGGCCGCAAACTCCGTTTTGCTGATGATTGTCATGGTTAATTCTCCAGTTCACCCCACGAGTTCACCTGTTCACCTCCGTTCACTAAGCTGGTGAACCGTCCGCTAACACAGTCCCGCGGGTTTCCGACCCCGTACCCTCCGAATAACCCTAGGGTCCCCAGCGGTTTCAGGCTGGCCCGCCGCCATTCGGCGGGACATCGCACACACCAAGCCGCTTCGCAGCCCAGCGTTCGTACAAGCCGATGGCAACATCCGCGCCGGCCATCGCCGTCAAACAACCCAAGGCCCCCGCCGTCCAGAGCGACATACCGGCAGCGATCATCAACATCATCGCCGACACCCCACAAACAATGCAGGCCCCCGACCGAAGCGCGAGCCTGCGCAACAACGCCCACCCCCGCGCCCCATCCTTGTCTGCTCGCCACATCTCCCCCGATACGCCACCGACCAGAGCCAGGACGATCACTAACCAGACCGGCATCTCTGCCAGTGCTTGTTGCTCGCTTGTCATCGTTTATCCCCAATGCAAAAACCCGGCGCAATGGCCGGGTTTATTGATATCGTCGTGCTTTCAACTCAAGTAAAAAACAGGATGTTACATGGATATTTCGGGCGTAACCGTGGGCCTTATTACTACCATTATCGGAGGCGCTTTTGTCACTTGGCTGTACGGTCCAGCAGATGCGAATCTCAGAGCTTTACGCCGCCTGAAGATCATGGGAAGCATCTTGTATAAAGTTCTGGGGTTGGTCGGTGCCATCGGAATGGTGATTAGTTGCGCGTTCGAGTTCTACAGGTTTGCGTACTCGGAAGCGCCTATCCAAAGGCTAGAAATTGTTGGCCTGTTTTTCTACATGCTCAATTTCTTTGTCTACCTATTGTCGGGCATGGCGATCTTGATGATCTGGATAAACCCAACTCCCCGAAAACGCCAGTAGCTCTGGTCGCACCTATCGAAGATGACTACTTTTTACAGGTCGATTCCGGTGGCAGCAACCCTGTTTTAATGCCACCCGGTGAATAAGTGGGTAACGCAGGGTGAACGCCTAGCGAATGTCGGCGAATACACCACCCCGGCATTCTGTTGTTGCTGTGGTGTCCCATACGTCCCACTCTTCGGAATCGAAGTGGGACGCCTGAGAGCGCCTAAATTCGGGGCCTAGCCCCACTGTCCTACTTATCTTTCTCCTTTCTCGTGTAAAGGAAGAAATTTAAAGAACACGCGTTCGCGCGTAAGCGCGTACTGCTCGCCCGCTACGCTCACACGGGCGGGAGGCACTACTAGGCGGGACGGTGGGACAACCCAACAACGACAAGGCCCGCACCTGTCCCACTGCATCAAAACGCAGCGAGACAAGACGGGCCAGTGGGACAACAACAGCCGGACGAATACCTGGGGTCACGCAGCCAGCCCCATCAGCACCCAATAGATCTGCAGATGCGCCTCATGCAAACGCTGATAATACGTGTCGCGGCCACAACCGCAGTGGGCATACCGCAAGCGCATATCCACATCGAGCGTGCAGTAATGCTCACGCACCACCGTCACCAGCTCCGGCGCGAGGTGCTTTGTCACGATCAGCTCAATGTCCAACGAACTCTCCAGCGGCGCACGGAAAGCACGCCGCCCCCTGATCAGTTGCCCGTTGCTCTCCATCATCATGGCAACCATATTTCCACCAGCCAGCCCTCCTTTCGAATGTTCTGAATGCAGCTCCTGCGCCCATAACCGAAGCAGCGAATCGATCTCCTTAATCAAAACAAGGCTCCTCGAACGCTTCGCGCTGCAATGCCGATGCACCGCCCCACCCTGCCGGCTTCTTGTAAGCCCAAGGCCGCTGTCCACTCTTCACCAATGCAGGCAACCGCACGCGCCGCCAACCTAGCCGATGCATGATCGCCCCGACCCGCATTTGCTCAGGTTTGCCCCAATGCCCAAAGTCCAACTTAAGCGCATTGGCCAGCACCTCGCTCCCGGTGGTGGTCTCACCGATCTGCGACTCTTCCAACCAGGTCAGAATCGGCCCTTCCCATTCATCCACAACAAAACGCTCGTCCTGCTCTTCGCCGAACATTACCGCCTCATCAAGCGTCACCCACCAGAGGTCGCCCGCGTCGTAGCAGAACACCGCCTCAGCCCACAGCTGATCGCGCATCGAACGCAGCAGATCCAGATCCACCTTGGTACACGCAACCGGCCAGTAACGCCGGTTGCCGGTGGCGTCCTTGAGGTACTCGTCCTGGTTCGTCGTACCCACGAAAACACACTGGCGTGGCACGTCCATCGTTCTGCGGCCGTAGCTCTCGCGATAAGTGTCAGTGGACGCCGAAAAGAACTGCTTGGCCTTCGTACTCTCTGCCTTGTTGAAGCTGTCCAACTCGCCCAGCTCAACGATCCACTTACCCCGGATAGCCTGAAAGCCGTCTTTGTCACCCAGCGCAAACGGCGTGTCCATAAACCACTCGCCGCCGAGAATGCTCATCGCCGTCGACTTACCAGCGCCCTGTGCACCTTCCAGAATCATCACCGAGTCGGCCTTGCAACCCGGCTTCATCACCCGCGCCACGGCCGACAACATCCAGCGCTTGCCGACCTTCGACGAGTAGTCAGTTGCCTTGACGCCCATGACATCCGTTAGCCAACTTTCGAGGCGCGGCACCCGATCCCACTCCAGCTTACGCAGGTACTGCCGCACTGGATGAAACGCATGGTCGTGCGCAACCACGCTCACCGCCTCGATCACATGCGAGGCCTTGACCCGCAAGTTGTACTGTTGCGCGAGCCACTTCATCACCCGCACATCGTCAATGTCCGCCCAATCGCCCGTGCCGCCGCCATAAGGCGCCGCACGCAGCTTGACGATCTTCGAACTAAACGCGCTGTAACTGATGACCCCGGCCCAACGCTCATCATTGGCCAGGATCAACTCGACATTCTGCATGTGCGCAATCAGCGCGCCGCTTTCGCTGCGTGCCAGCAGATCCTTCCAACCACCAGCGGCCGGGGGTTTGACCACCGCCAACACCTGACGGCGCACCGCTTCCAAACCTTCAGCGACATGCAGGTCGTTGAAGTCGGTCCACTTGGCTTCCCGCTCACTGGAAAAGATCGGCGCAACCACCTGGCCACCGACAATCAGCGCCGCGTTGTTGGCTTTCTCTTCACCGGGATTCCACGCGTCACCATTCGGCTTCGTGGTCTTCCAGTCATCGTCTCGGCAGATGATCAGCGGGCAACCGGCGAAACGCTCGCGCATGGCCTTGCAAACCACCAGCAAATTGCCCGCATCAAACGCAACGGCCACGGTCAATGACGTGGCCATATGCAGGCTTGCGCCGGTCGCGTAACCCTCACACACCAGCACCGGTTCGCCCGGATCCGGGTGCGGCCCGATCAGATGGAAAGCACCCTCTTTGGACATGCCATAAGGCCAATAGGATTTGTCCCGGCCGGTGTCCTCTTGCTTGGTCGGGAACACCACCTGCAGGCCCACAATCTCGTCCCGCACATTGCTCATTGGTATCAGGAACGCGCCGGAGCGCGGCGCATACCGAACCCCGAAGCCAACAATCTGTTTGCGATCCAGATAATCGCTACGGCCCTTCTCCGGCATGCGCTTGAACATACCTGACGCCCGCTTTGCCGCACGACGTGCCGCATTGGCCGAGATCTCAGCCGCCCGGCGTTTGGCTTCCTCCTGTCGAGCACGCATAACCTCACGCTCTTCCGGCGACATCCGCCCAGCCTTGACCTTGATCTTCTGCGACTCACCCGAGCGCCAGTCACCGAACGCACCGAAGATCAGCGTCTCGCCTTTCTCCGTGCGCTGTTCATGGACGACATACCAGCCATTCTTTTCCTTGCCCTTGTCCTGCGAAGTCTTACACCGGGTCAGCTTGCCAAACACCAGCGGCTGCGCAGGCTCAAGACCGTAGTCCGCGAATTGCCCCAACACTTCATCGAGCATGGATGGCCTCCATGATCTCCTCGACCTCCTGGCAGCTCACGCATTGCGTGCAGCCAGGAACAGCTAAACGCCGTCCCTCGGGGATTGGGCTGTCGCAGTTTTCACAGAATAGAAACGAATGCGCCGCCAATGCAGGTTTAGCGGCGTTGCGCGCAGCGAGGGCCTGATCGATACGTTCTTGCACCAGGTCATTAGCGAAGTCAGCAATGTCAGCCACGATCAACACCCCGCGTCGTCTGGTTGACATACGTGGCGCGGTTGAACAACCCCAACAGCCCCTGAATCCCACGAAACACCTGCAGGCGAATCGCGGCCAGCTCCTCATCGGAAACAACCCCGTCGCCAATGCTCTTGGCCCAGGTATCTGCCAGATCCGCCACCTGCCGGAAGTACTCGGCAATTCCAGTGGTCAACGTCTCTGGCATGTCGTTGGTGTACGCCTCAGCCAGTTCCTGCCAAGTCGTGTCACCGACCAACGCATGCACCGCATCCAGAATGCGGCGATCCTTGGTCAGCTCCAGAATCTCGCCGAACTCTTGAATGTTCACCGTGTGGCTGGGGTGGGTTGGGGACAGCTTGTGCTGCAGCGTGGTCGCATTCCGGCCGGTGGTGGCGGCGATAGCAGCGGCGCCGCCGGGGTAGTCCCGAGCGGCATGGTATAGCGCGAGATCGAGCGGCAAAACTTCCCGCTGCGCCCGCTCAACAGAACTCAGAGCGATACGGCTCATGGCATTAATCCTTGTAAGTTGCCAGTGCCGCGCGACATGCAGTGGTGATACATTTGCCGCGTGGCTTGAAGAGGCCCAAACGCCGGCTAGATCTTCGGGATCGATACCGGCACCGTGCCGGGGCGAGCAATCCGTTGCTCACCCCTGGCGCAACAGCTGCCTAATCTGTGGTGGAAGAGGCAGCAACACCAAGGCTTCCGAGCCTTGGAAAAGCGCGATAGAGGAAGGTGGTTGCATGTGGTGTGCCCGCCTATCTTTATCGCGACCCGACAGCGCTGTGGTGGTGCGTGCCGGGAGGAACTGGGCGGCCTTTGGGTCGCCTTTTTTCTTGCTAGGCCGCCTCGTCTGCACTATCAGTGTCAGTGACACCGAAGTGCTCCAAGACCTCAGCAAGTGATACGTGCCCTTCGCTCTCACGAGCCAAAGCCTTGATCAATGAAACGCTTGGATCCTTCCTCGCATATTTGACATGCAAACGCATATAGCTTTCAGCAATGCGGCACCGGCTGGCATATGCACTGAGCGATTCGATGGTCAAGCTATTGATGTAACAGCGTAGTTTCATGAGTGACCTCCGAACGAAAAATTAACCTATAAGGTTATTTTTTGCAACACCAAAATGGACATTCACCTAACAGGTTAATCCAGCCAGAATTCTTTCATGAAAATCGCAGATACCCGCCTACAAAATTTCCGTAGAGTCATGGCTGATAAAAGGCTTCGACTAACTGACATAGCTGACCTACTGGGCAAAGCACCCGCGCAGGTGAGCGCTTTTGGGGGAAAGAACCCTACGAAAGGGATCGGTGATCAGATTGCGAGAGAGATTGAAGCCGCGCTTGGACTACATAGCGGTTATCTGGATATGCCATATGGGATTGGCGAATTCAACAACGCCACGGTGCTAAGTCATACAGGACGCAAACTGCCAGTAATGGGATCAATAAGCGCAGGAGCTTGGTGCGAATCAGGTGCAACTTTCGACCCGCGTGATGCGGAAGAATGGATCGACGCCCCCGGCCCAGTAGGACCAAGAGCGTTCATCCTGCGCGTTGAAGGTATGAGTATGGAGCCGAAATTTTTGGAGGGTGACAAGATCGTTATCGATCCTTCTCTTGAAGCTCTCCCGGGCCATTTTGTAGCTGCAAAAAGAACGAGAGATCAAGCGGCAACTCTTAAGCAATTAAAGCAGGAAGGCGGCGAGCAATACCTGTACGCCCTAAATCCGGATTGGCCTGAACGCATCATAAAAATGACAGAAGAATGGACCATTTGCGGCAGAGCAAGATGGAAGATTTCAGACCTTTAACCATTTCCGACTAGAGCCAGTATGTCAGTATGACAGAAAGAGAAAATGCACAGGCCGACGCTCAAGCTGTTGAGTTTTACGCAGCTAGGGTCAATGCCTGGATGGCTACAAAGTTTGAGCTGGATAAAAGCCTTCTAACGCTCAGCGCTGCGGGCATTGGCCTAGTGATCACACTGATTTCAACCGTTGGCGTCAAATCTATAGAAAGTCTGATCCTATCAATACTGACGCTTACAAGCTTCGTCTTTTGTTTAGCTAGCGTTCTCTGCACATTCAAAATGAATGCTGGGCACCTTGAAAAAACAGTTAAAGATCCTAACGTGACGGATGACCCGATTCTCAAAATACTCGATCACATTTCAATGTGGTCTTTTGTTGCCGGAGTTTTGCTGGCATGCATAATCGGGTTTTCAACTGCAATTAATTCCTACATTGAGAAGACAAAGAAAATGACTGAGCCGACCCTAGTAAACTCCACAGGTATTGAGTCATTGAACGGGATTATGAATATGCAACCACCTCAAAAGAACAACACTCAAGCAAACACCACTCCCCCAGCTGCGCAACAACCTACCCAAAATCAAACAAAATCAGATGACACCCAAAAGGGTAAATGACAGACGAGTGCTCGTCGGCCTTATAAAGTGCCGACCTGAACACCTTCATGGTTATTTTAATTTGACTTGTTAACCTACAAGGTTAATATTTGCCTCACTCTTCCACCACAGAGCGAGGCAAAACCATGCACACCACAGCAACCCTGCACGTCCATCCGGCCGCTGCCACCCCCTTCCAAATTTTTGAGATCCGGCGCCTAGCCCGCCAGTACGGCTGCGAGTTCGCCATCAGCAAGCCGAAGCTGACAGCACTCGCCACTCCCGCCCCAGTCAATCCGAACGGCGGAGGGCATGCAGCATGATCAAGTACAAAATCGACAACCGCACCCTGCAGTTGCTCAACGCCCAGGTCAACCTGACCGAGACCTTCAACCACGTACTCCGGACCGCGCCCAAGCGCGAGTGCCTGGCGTTCCGCCTCAAGGTTGAACGCGGCATTTCGGAAAGCACCTTCGTCGTGGAGTTGGGCAGCGAACGCCACACGCTGACCCTGCCGAACGAAAAGAAGATGCATCTCAAGCTGGCCGACTTCATCGAAGAGATCGCCAACGGCCCGTTCGATGCGAGCAATACCAGCGACCTGCTCCACCACTCTCACGCCAGCCGCGAATACGGCCGCTTTGAAGTCTCGGACAAGCAGCGAGTTTTTGAGTTGGTACGCACTGGCGGCGTGCTGAACCTCGACATGGGTTTCGACTACCCGCTAATCGTCGCACTTCATCGCACTCAGTCTCGCTCAGGTGTCACCACCATCCTGAGCATCGGTAACAAAAGTCCGCACACCCGTTGCTTCACCGTGTACGGCAGCGATGTCGAGATCTACGGCAAGGTCACCGAGTCCATCAACCACCTCGCTGCAGCGGCAACCCCTGCCGCGCACGCGGCATGAGGGGCACACCATGGAACGCACCCTCGCCCAAGCCGCAACCCACCTCGGCCTGACTCGCCCGAAGCTCATCGCACGCATGCGTGAAAAAGGTCTCCTCAACGACCGCAACCTACCGGCCTATCCCAACCGTGATCGCGACTATCTGCGAATCAAGGACGGCCAGTGGTACCACGATCAGCTCGGCATGCAGTACAGCCAATCGACCCGGATCAAACAGCCCGGTATCCGTTGGCTGGCTGAACAGTTGGGAATCGACCTACCCGCCATTCCGGCAGACAGCCGTGACGTGGCCTAGGGAATACGCCCGCCAGATCATAGTCATGCGGACACGAGAGGAGCGCAACGCCGCGCTCCTCGAAGTGCCCGAACATCTGCGCGAGCTGACCAGAACGCATTGCCTGAACGCCTGGAACCACCCGGCCAGAAAACAACGCAAGGAGGCCCAACAAAGCCATGAGTAACACAGCACAAAACCCGCTACGCCTGCACCCAGCGCCGGAATCAGCCACCGTCGAATTGCTTTACCGCATCTTCGGCGACGTCCTGATCCCGCTCGACAAAGTGCGCGAGCAGTACTTCCGCAACCTCAACGAGCAATCGTTCGTAGCCGAGATCAGCAGCGGCCGCATCCAGCTCCCCATCACCACGCTGGACACCAGCCGCAAGGCACCGAAGTACGCACACATCCGACACGTCGCCTCGCTGATCGACATCCGCGCCTACAAGGCCGACGAAGACATGCAGCGACAGCAGGACGACGCAAACGAGTAACCACCACAAACCGAATGGCTGCCACCACCAGCCGAAGACATCACCAGGAGCACACCACATGACTGCAGTTCAAATCTACGCAGTGATAGCGATCGTCCTCATGACCGCCGGCGTTTATTGGCTCGCCTACCGGAACGGATTTAGCAACGGCTTCACTGAGGGCCACGCGGAAGGCTACGGCGAAGGCATAGCAGTTCAGAGCGCTGACAAATCTGAAGAGATCCGCAACCTCACGCTATCGCTCAAGCAGGTTCAAAACAAACACGAACAACTCTACGACTTTTACAAACGCGCCGTAGAGGCCTCGCAACTTGGAGAACCTGCACGGATCACCCTTCTGGAGATTGCCGAGAAACTTCGGATCGCGGCCGAGACGTTCGCCGCCTTCCGCACGGGCAAAAAACTCGAACGCGAAGCCCGCGCCCTGCGCGATGAAGCGCTTGCCATCGCTGCGCTACTGGAGACAGCAGATCAGGAGAGCGCCGCATGAATGAAATTCTGACCTCTACCGGCAAACGCTTCGAACTGTTCAAGCCCGACACCATCATGATTGACCCACACGACATCTCGCACGCGCTCGCTCATCTGTGCAACTTCAACGGTCATGCCCGAGAGTTCTACAGTGCTGCTCAACACAGCTGCATCGTTGCCGACCTGGTGCCAGAAGAACACAAACTCGCAGCCCTACTTTATGCCGCCGCCGACGCGTATGTGGCGCTCATTGACGAACATCCCAAGGTTCGGATGTTCGTTTACCAGCATTTTGAAGAGCTTATCTGGCAACGTATTTGCGAGGAGTTTGACCTACCCCTCGAGCCCCCTGACTGCGTGTACCAGGCCAGCCTCGTTGCAATGGCCACCGAGTACCGCGATCTCATGCCCACCGATACGGCCATCCGGGATTGCCTGATCGGCATCGAGCCCATGAATGAAACGATTCATCCATGGTCCGGGACCGAAGCACGGCTCACTTTTCACCAGCGCCTGATGGATCAACTTGCTATCGAACATCGGAGGAAAGCGGCATGACGCATTCAAAGGACACCACTCAGGTGCAGACCGCTTTGCTTCGCGATGACAGTGGGATCGACACGCCTGTAAAAAACAATCTCTGCTGCGCAGCAGCAGGCATTATTGCTCCTTCCAGCACCACCAGTGAGGCGCTTATACCCCGCGAAAAGCTGCGCGAGGCAACCACACCCAATGTAACGCTAATCGCTCAGAATCGCCCGCCCGCGCAGCCTGTTGTGGAGTACACGCACCCCGTCAGCTTTTCTGAGTTAAACATCAAGGAGGGGCGGATCGACTACCTCGCTGAGTTCGTAAAAGATATGAACGCTGGTTCCGTCCTGAAGTGCGACGTGTACCCTCACATATCACTAGTACTCGGCGAATGTTGTGGCAGAGGAGCGGATAATTTCTTTGTTGAACTTCATGCTGATTCCAATGTTCCTCAGCTCTTCGCCTTTAGCTCCAGCAATGTAAGCTCGCGAATGTCGAGCCGCACTTTCCATGTTATGGATCAACAAAAGAAATGGTTGGATCATCTCCGCTTTAGGGAGACTTACCAGCTCAATTCCTTTGATGGTCATCGTGTGCCGCTCGACATACTCAATCCAGCTAACAAACTCGCTCATTTTGTCTTTGACTTGTCCTGTGGAGGCCAACTCAAAAAGACGCTCAACAGCCATGCTCGTAGATCGGGCAATTTCAGCAATCGAAACGATAATCACCCGATCTTTTTCTTCTTTGTTTCTAATCTGCTCGCTCTGTTGCCTTCTAGCAACGCTCGCCGTGGCCCAAATGGCGCCTACTGCACCTACAGCTTGCACCCATGCTGGGGCATTATCCTTGGTCAGATACTCGATGCTCGCCCAAACCAGACCGAAGCCAATCAACGCTCCGAAGGGGGAGGAAAAAATCTGTGCGACGGCTTTCCGCGGATTGAACGTAACTTTTTCGGGCAACATTTGAACTTCTCTCTGGTTAGATTGCTGCCCTCTCCTCTCGGAGTTGCAACGGCGCTTAGACGGAAAGCTATGGCTACTCATAACGTCATAAGCGGCGGGAAAGATAGCACTCCGACATTACTCGATGCCATCGCACAAAATGCATTCTGCCTGCTGGCCAGCATCTGCCAGATCGACAATGCGAAAACACCTAGCAGAGAAATTCCGTGTGACCTTGTGGTTAGCATGGACGCGATGGACTGCTCAAGCGCATACATAATCTACAACTCGTACCTAAATTCAGCGGCCACCCGGGAGGTAGCATGAACACAGCTTTCATCCTGATGGCTCAGTACAATGGCCAGGCCATCATCCCACTGGAACGGGTTTGCAAGGATTACTTCACACACCTGACTACCGATATGTTCCAGCGCAAGGTCATGGCTGGACAGATCAAAATACCGATCACTAGGCTGGAGTCGAGCCAGAAAAGCGCTAAAGGTATCCACATCACTGATCTGGCGGCTTACCTTGATCTGCAACGGGAAGCTGCGGTGAAAGAATTCAACCAGCTCAACGCACACCGCCGAGCCAGTTAACTTACTGCTTACCCCAGGCGCCTAGCTTTACCGGCGCCTGAATGATCTTCTCTAACCAAGACCATTCGGCATAGTGATCACCCTTCCCGCGAAGATGGGTGTACCTACGCAACGAGTTCCAGTCCCGATGCCCGGATACGCTGGCCACCCGCGGAATATCCCAATCCATCTCAAACAATCGACTCACTCCGTCATGCCTCAGATCGTGGAAGTGAAGATCTTCAATCTCCAGAAACTTGCACGCCTTCGCCCAAGCCGTAGAGATCGACGAAGAGTTGTAGGGGAAAATTTCCGCACGCTCTTTTGGCATGCTTTGCAGAATTCTCCAGGCTTCGTCGGGTAGGTGGCACCAAACATCATTGCCAATTTTCTGCCCTGGGTTTTTCATATCTCTCACCAGCACCCGCTGATTAGACTCATCGACGTCGTCCCACACAATTCGGCTTATCTCATCCTGCCGACGTGTGGAAAAAATAGCGAACCCAATCACCTTCAGCATGTTGATCGAACTAGGCCGACGCTGCTGCATGCTGACGAAGTGCTCCAAAAGTTTATCTAGCTCGTCCTTGGTTGGACGGCGATCGCGCTCCCGGCTCTTCATGCTGTAACCGAGCTTCCTCAATACCTTCCGAGCGTCCGGCATCGCGTGAGGGTCTACCTCGTACCCCCAAGCGGGACGCGCAATCGAAAGGACAGCCCCAAGGTGCGCCAGATCGTTGCCAGCCGTCTGCGGCTGGACGCCGCCGCCCTCTTTACTCATTCGCCAGAGTGCAAAATCCACCAATCGTTGACTGTTGACAGCCGAATCAACGGTCTGGCCAAACTCTGTCGCCGCGATAGCATTTAGAGTGGCCTCCTTGGTTTTACCCAACGGTCGGACTTTCTCCATTTCATCCAGATACTGCTTGATCATGTCCTGAACTGTGACGCCCTTGCGGTTCGCTCGCTCAATCGCACCAGGCTGATCTAGCTCTGCCTCACGTCGCCGCACCCACGCTTGTGCCGCCTGTTTCCGGGCGAAGGTCTGGCTCTCTTGGTAGACTTGCGTTCCATCGCGAAACAGGCGTATCTGTGCCGTGTAACTGACTGAGCCATCGGTGCGTTTTCGTGCTCTGATCGTTGCCATAGTCGACTGGTACAATTCCGAAAGTGATTGGTACATTGTACCAGTGCCATCGAAAAAACGCCTGAAAACGCCTAAAAACACGCTATAAATACGTTGAGCCAAATGGTACCAAACACCCACTCTAGCCCAGTAAACTCAAGCCCTTCGCTATCTCGGCGGTTCTCCGTTGCGCCCATGATGGATTGGACCGACCGCCATTGCCGTTTCTTCCTACGCCTCCTGTCGAAGAACGCCCTGCTCTACACCGAAATGGTCACCACCGGCGCGCTGCTCAACGGCGATCACGAACGTTTCCTCCGTCACAACGAAGCCGAGCACCCTCTCGCGCTGCAGTTGGGCGGTAGCGTTCCGTTGGATCTGGCAGCCTGCGCGCGCATGGCCCAGGACCACGGTTACGACGAGGTCAACCTGAACGTCGGCTGCCCAAGCGATCGTGTGCAGAACAACATGATCGGCGCCTGCCTGATGGGTCACCCACAGTTAGTGGCGGATTGTGTGAAGGCAATGCAAGACGCTGTGTCGATTCCAGTAACGGTAAAGCACCGCATCGGCATCAACGGTCGGGACAGTTACGCGGAGCTATGCGATTTCGTCGGCACAGTGCGCGATGCCGGGTGCACGAGTTTTACCGTGCATGCGCGGATTGCGATTCTGGAGGGGTTGTCGCCGAAGGAGAATCGTGACATTCCGCCGTTGCGCTATGACGTGGCGGCGCAGCTGAAGGCGGATTTTCCTGAGTTGGA